ATGAACGCGTCTCTTTTGAGTGCGTCTCTTGCCACCTGATGCTACATTTGCTCTCACTTTTTGTGCAGCTGTTTTAACGGCACCTTGGACATTGCTTGCCAATTCCCGAGCAGTTCCCATTAAGTTGCGCATTGTCTTTTGAGTGCCATACTTGGTTCGCAAATAAGTTGCTTGTGCTTTCTTGAGTGTATTTGCAACATTCTTACCAACAACATCCGCTTGCGTTTGAAGTGGAGCTGCAGCGGTCATTGAACGCATTGACTTCATAGCTTCCATTGGCTTAGCACTTGCCATCTTCATCATTGGAGAAGTTTTTGCCATCATAGGAGAAGTTTTTGCCATCATTGATGAAGCTTTCTTCATCATATTAGCCTTAAGTGTTTGAGGCATCTTAAGGCTGAGGCCACCACGCTTTGACTTTGAATGGTACTTCGTCATTCTTCTATGCCTGCGAGTGCGCGTCTTAGCCTTACCACCGATTGCATATTGAAATTGCTGCATTATATATGATAATTACATTTTATTTATGGAGCAATAATAACTCTATTGCCGGTTCCAGTTAAAATAGAATCGCCACCACTACGGAATGTATTTGCAATTGCTCCTTTCTTAGCAGGGGCTACACACCCACCATTGCGACATTTCCTTCTTGCGTCGTTTACAGTTTGACGAGTAACATTCTTAAAGGTAAGAGCAGCATTATCAGCAAGACCGCTTTTTGTAGAAGATTGACCTATTGCTTGTAAACGCAGTTTTTGTGTTCTTGAAGAAGAATCAGGAACGGTTTGATTACCAGAGATACCACCGGCATCCTTAATATAAGCTTTGCGTGCTGAACTAAACATTGAGCCAAACACTGATGGTGTAAATTTCGCAGGCATTGCCATAACCGCAGTCGATACGCCATTACTACGATTTTGAATACGACTTACGCTACCTGGAGCGTTGAAATTTGTGTTAGGATAAAAAACTAGGCCACTCATTATTCTTATACTACCATAAGAATAATAAATTATAATATATCCACTTCACCTCCATTAATGTTCTTCATCTAGTGACGGACCCGTCCCAAAGCAACAGACACTCCGCTACCACCAATATCAGCCTTACTTGGACCACCAAAGCTACTATCATTGTAGTTCTTGTTAATGGCAGATAGCCTCTTAAATCTTGCGAAATCTGAACCATCATATACGTATTTGGGGTTTCCACTCTGGATGGGTGTTTGACCATCAGCAAGACCAGTTGTGAATGTCAATCCGCCAATAGAAACTGTTTTGCCAGCATCTCTTGCAGAAACACTACCAGCAAGACCCTTCCAACCTGCATTTGCAGCCCGTCTCACGGTAGTGACTTGATTAGCACCACCATCAGTTTGCTGGAAGCGACCAAGCTTATCACCAGCCATAAAAGCAGCACGGAAAGGTCCACATACGGCTTGAACAAAAGGTGAACGTGCAGGGTTAATATTGTTTGTCTTGAATGCTTGACGAAGAGTAAAACGGTTAACACCCCGAGTTGAACCACCAACCATACCCGTTCCACCAGAAACTCCTGCTCCTCCTCCTAACAATTGTAATGCGACACCCGGAGCACCACCTCCAAGAATGCTAGGGTTGGTATCTTGATTAAAGCCTGACATATATAAAATCGTAATATAAAAAATAAGTCTATTTACACCATCGTTTCTTAATTTCTGCTCTTAGATATTTTACTTGACGCTTTTTGCTAATTTAATTAGTCTTTCAAATTATAATGCTTATTAAATGCCTATCTTTTTCATTAATGTATGTTCATTGAGTAATCAACCTTGGTGCAACATTCATCGTAATCAATTCTTGAAATAATAGCTTGCAAGCGTAAGGGATTTCAACATATGAGAAGTCTGAACGATTATCACACATTCTACATAAGTATATCTCCGGGATATGTTCTAGGTGTTTGCGTTTTTTAGAACCATCATTATATGCTGCAATGAAACCGCATTTCTTACATACATGAACACTGAATGCGTCTGAACAGTCATATAAACGACCTCGTGTAAAACGACTTGCACCGTGACTAACCATACAATCACGCTCCATTTCACCAAATCTATGTCCACCATCACGTGATCTACCCTCCGCTGGTTGACGAGTTAAGCTCACAGTTGGTCCGAAACTTCTACTATGCTGTTTGTCGTTAACCATATGCTTCAGTCTTTGATAGAATGCAGGGCCTATGAATATAGATGTTTCAAACTGTTCACCAGTCGTTCCGTTATACATAATCTCATTTCCATGAGGCTCATAACCAATATTCAATAGTTCATTACGAATGGTCTTAACGTCAAGTTTACCAAAGCTAGTTCCATCACCAAACATACCCAATTCTAATAATAGTTTTCCAAGCATAGTTTCTTTAAGTTGTCCTATTGTCATACGGCTTGGAATAGCATGTGGATTAATGATAATATCTGGTTTCGTGCCATTTGACATAAATGGCATATCACGCTCGGGAATAATATTACCAATAGTACCTTTTTGCCCGTGCCTTGAACTAAACTTATCACCAATCACCGGTTTTCTGTGAACCCTAATACGCACTTTACAGAAGTTGTATCCATCACCATTTCTCGCAATATAGTTCTTATCTATATATGACTCTTCTGTGGTTCTGTATACTTTGCTTTGGTCTTCATACTTGATAATCTTATTTGGGTCATTACGATTCTCTTTAATTGGAAACACTTTTGCAATAATAACATCACCATTGTCTAATTTAGTGTTCTCAGGAATCACACCGTTGGTATCCACCTTATCATAATTACCAAACTTCATCCCTTTTGTTTTGGTTTTGTCAGGACGGCACCGCACTTCTTCATCTCCATGAATCTTCTTGTCTTCATCTTTCTCAGTATGATAAATCGTAGCATGGAATAGTCCCCGATCAATACTACCTTGATTGAATAAGATACTATCTTCTTGGTTATAACCAGTATGTGTCATAATCGCTACAATTACTTGTTCACCAGAAGGTAGCTTGTTTAATTGTAACATATTCATAACACGAGTATCTACTAAAGGACGCATAGGATAGTTCAATACGTATGCTGTTTTATCCAAACGATTATCAAAGTTCGTAACATATACACCCATTGCTTGTTTTCCCATAGCACATTGATATGTTAACCTTGGCGACTGGTTATGCTCTGGAAACGGAATACAAGACGCTAAAATACCAAATATTGTGCTTGGGTGAATTTCACAGTGAGTATAATGATAACGTATCATAGTGTTCTGGACTAATGCACTAGGTTCCATTGCAATCATTGATACATTCTGTTCTGCTGGGTCAATATACTCAATGACTGCATCGTGAGTCTTTGTTTTGATAAGTAGCTCATCCCATGTGGTCTCTTTCTGCATAATAGATTTGAGAATACTGCCTGTCAGAATTGGAACTCCGTTACTAACTCGCAACACTGGACGAAGCAACCGTCCAGCATCATTACATATCCGAAGTTCCATATTCTTATAATCGAAGACAATAGATGTGTATGTGTTGATATGACCAGCATATTTCTTGTATTTAAAATACTCGTGGAGCTCTTCTGGTTTATCTGTAATGCCCAGCCAACAACCATTCACAATCACTTTCACCTTCTGCGCAATCTCTTTAAAATCTACACCAGATTGGATAATATCTTCCAATGACGTGACTTTCTCCATTGCATACTCATAAAGTGGATGACTGTTAGAAGGAATCGTTACGTGAGTCATATAGCTCAGATTCTTTACAACACCGACACTTCCACCTTCTGGAGTTTCTGGTGGACATAGAAAACCCCAAGATGTATTGTGAAGCTTCCTTGGGGGAATAAGTTTGCCGTTCTTGTCAATTGGTGTGCTTACACGTCGCAAATGACTAAGACTACTTACATAAGTCAGTCTACTAAGAACTTGTGCGACGCCTACTTTAGTGCTCGTGCTATGCTTAATACTAAAATCACCTGTTGACAATGCGCGTTTTAAACCATTCTCTATAGTGGTCGATTTAATGATTTTGTATACGTTTGTCATATTAACGATGTTTTCATAAGCATCACGGCTTCTCCATGAGCCAGTATTTAATTCTTTCATTATGCTTTTTTGCATATCTTTCACCACTTTATTGAAATAGTTTCGGAATAGGTTATTCAATAGCATTCCAGTTGTATCAATACGCTTATTCAAATATGAATCACGGTCATCTGGTGAATCAATGCCAACACTACAACGCACTAGGCGATGTGCCATATAGCCAAGATAGAATATTCGCTGAGTCATCGTAGAACAATGAGGGAACAAATCGTTATTGAGAACCTCCATCGCAAATTCGCGTTTTTTCATAGCACCTGTCTCACGGTCCATATTGATTGGCGTGTAAACGACTAAAGCAGTAATACTCTTCAACGCTGCTTCCTGACTGGTAATCGTATTAGCATCTACAATAGATGCTTGTAATGCGTTTAAGACTCGCGAGTCTTTATCAGTGGTATCCAATACAATGTACTTACATATGTCTTCATCCGCTGTAATACCTAGCGCTCTAAACAATACGAATAATGGAATCGGCGACTTGAGCCTTGGAACTTGTACATAGATTGGATGACCAAAACCATTATCACGAGATGTCACCATCATTGTAATTTGTTTAGGTGAAATACACTTGAATGCTGGAACTGATTTGATTTCAGCTTGCCAATTCCATTTTGTATTTCCTTTTGAGACATCAAAACAATATGTTTGGTTCTCTGCTGCACGTTCTTGAGCCAAACAAGTCTTCTCAGAACCATTAATGATGAAATAACCACCTGGATCCATAGCACATTCACCATTCACCTCTCCAGATACGTGACGATATTGATTTAGAACACATACAGAAGACCGCAACATAATAGGAAGCTTGCCAATACGAATATTCGGCAAATTCACACGAATGTTTTGTTGGATGTTTTCTAGGTTATCGCCACCACGGACAATATACTCTATTGCAAGGTCAACTGTCATATCGGAAGCATATGTAAAACTTCTCATTCTTGCCTCTTGTGGAAACATCAACTTCGTTGCGCCATTGTTTTCATGAATTTGTGGGCGAAATAATCTGAAGTTTTCGAATTTAATGAATACCTCTAGACCATACTTATCAACCTCTTTGTTATAGTTGTTCTCGCTAACAATACGAACTGGATTAAACATATTGATTGTGTTTGGGATTTGGTTATTGACAAAATCGTTATATGATTCTATTTGATGCCTTACAGTGCGTTTTAAATGATGATTTCTGAAATATGACCCCAAGATTTCCCAAGGAGCTTCAATATATTCTCCTAACTCTTTCTTGATAATAGATTCCCGTTCCTCCTCAGTCATAAAATCAAATCGTGAGTCCATTATTGTTTGGGTTTGTTGTCGTTGTATTACTTTATGGTTGATATTACACTTATTCTATCCCTAAACGGATTTCAATTTTCTATAACAAATGACTACGCCTTCTATGGAGTTAGTCAATAATGTGCTTGTTCAGTTTACGTTTAAACTGTATTATCAAATACTTTAGCATTCATAATTGAGTTAAAAAGATAAGCATTTATTGAATAATTATTATATGGAATAGTGTAACTGTTACATTGTTGTAGAATGGAACCGTCAAAAGCAACTGAAAGACTAAGAGGTCTTGTCAATGTATTGGACATAACAATGAATCAAGCTAAATCAAATTTTCGTTTGAGTGCGCCAAAATCCAACACCAAACGAAGTTGGATAGTTCACGTTAATTGCCTAACTCTTCAATATAATTGGTCGGTCCATTCCCTTGACTCAAAAAACATGCCAAAAGGCAACCTTATATCACATAGGATTAACGGTCAGAGTAATTCCAGTAACGACAATCATAACAAACGGCGTAAAATGAGTAAATGGAGAATTGGCTGGAAAGATGATAAGGATAAGAAAGGTAATAGAGACGATATGGATAGTTCTAAGAACGAAGATATTTCAGAATCGTCTATGACTCCAGCGAGCAAGCCAAACGAAGCGAATACTAAATCTAAGCGCAAACGCAAGCGTTACATAAACGTCAGTGTTAAGCATGTTCAGGACATTCAAGACCTTATTGACATCATAGATAGTAACCCACTAGATGACGATGTTAAATATGACATTGATGTTGGTAAATTGCACAGTATTAGTAAACCATTAAGGAAACTAAATGGTATGATTGGTTTGAATAGTCTTAAAACGAACATTATACATCAAATATTGTACTTCATGCAAGACCTTCATAAAGCGAATGATGGGTCTGATAATATGGACTATATGCATACAGTTATTTATGGGCCACCTGGCACTGGCAAAACCGAAGTTGCTACTATTATAGGACAGATTTATGCAAATTTAGGAATACTCAAGAAAAGCACATTTCGAAAAGTAACAAGGAGTGATTTGGTCGCTGGATATTTAGGACAGACTGCTCTAAAGACGAAGAAAGTAATTGAGGGAGCGTTGGATGGAGTATTGTTTATAGATGAGGCATATAGTTTGGGTAATTCTGAAAAACGCGATTCTTACTCGAAAGAATGTATTGACACTCTTTGTGAATCAGCTAGTTACTATAAGGATCGTTTGCTGATTATTATTGCTGGTTATGAGGAAGAATTGAATAGCTGTTTCTTTTCTTATAACAAAGGTCTTGATTCTAGGTTCCCGTGGCGATATGAGACAGAGAAGTATAATAATACAGAACTAGCTAGAATTTATAACAAGATGATCAAGGATATCAACTGGAGCACGAATATCACAATTACTACATTGGCATCTTGGTTTGATGATAATAAGGATTCATTTGAATTCTTTGGAAGAGACATGGAGACACTCTTATCTAAAACAAAAGTATGTCACGCCACTCGTGTGTTTGGCAAACCAAAAAACGAACGGCGAATTTTGACATTAGATGATATCCAACGTGGTTTAGAAATGTTTAAAAAGCACAGACAGAAAGATGATATTACAACTATACGCAAAGATATATTGACTGCCATTTATACATAGTGATAGTGGAAAATCCGGAAAAATAGATACATTAAGAATACATAACTCGTATATTGGTATAATTATTTTTTGACTACTATAATATGTCTAGCAGTCAAAAAACTATTACTATTAATCCTGACCTTTTTGTTCATCGCGATGGTAAGTCAAAAAGTAAAGGACGGAATACTACTGAGAAAGCACCTCGCCGTGAGAAAAAACAGCGACCTAAGATTGGTGATAACCGACGTGCAAGCACACTTCGCAAATCTTTGTTGAAAAAGATAAAAGAGCATCAACAAAAAGAGAACTACACTACTAAACGTGAGAGCAATAACAATAAAAACAAAACTAACAGTAACAATGATAGCAATAATACTTCATTCGATGATGAATTTACGCGTTCTTTAGCATATCTTAGCGCTCTTGCTGAGACCAAACGTAATGATAAACAAAAGACTAATAGAGACAAGGCAAACCGACAGACACAGCAAACAACTCATCAAACATCTCATCAAATACAAGTAAATACACAGCCACAGATACAACCACAGATACAACCACAGATACCATTAGTAAAGACAGTGGAATCTAACACTGTTAGTAGCAGCACCCACGATACAGATTCTATCTCTAATGTGAACCCGTTTGGCAAAACTAGCGGAGGCACATTACATAATGCTATTGCAAACTATAATCCAGTTTCATCAAAAGCACATAATAGAACATTGAAGCACTATCACCCGATGAATGAGAATAATTCTGTGTCGCTTGTCTTACCCGACACTCTCAAACCAAAACTTGATATTGAATTAGCTGCGTCTGATACAAACCACTCTATGACTATACTACCAACACAAATATCGCCCCATAACAATAGTATTCAACACAATACTATTAGACTAGGTAATGATAATACTGTAATTACAAGAGAAGTTGCTGATGATGTGATACAAAAAATTATCACCTCCAAACCACAATATGGTGTGTTACGTGGTGGAACAAAACCAACATATAAAGAGTATGTAAAAACTCAGCGGAATTATAACGACACACGAACTCAAAAGCCGAACATTTCTATAATTGACCATAACCCTAGAATGATTCAGTCTGTTCGTGAGCAAAAATTGGATGAGTTGAAAGCAAAAGCAAGGGAACATTCATTAGCTGGAACACGCATTGTGTTAGGAGGTAACGTCAAACGCAATGATAATGTCAGTGGTGATAAGAAATCGCGCATGCGGACAAAAACATTAAGACGAACAACAACTGTTACTCGGTTTAAACTTGGTAGAGATGCTAAGAAACGCACTGTCTCTGTATTAATCAAGAACAATAATACTCGTCGCCGTATCAAAAGAGAAATCGGAGATTTAAAAAAGACCGGTGTAAAAGAGATAAAGCAATATCTGAAAAAGCACGGATTGTTGAAATCGGGTAGCTCCGCACCAAGTGATATTTTACGTAAAATATATGAACAAGCTGTATTAGCTGGTGATATTAACAACGTTTCAAAAGATACATTACTTCACAATTACTTACACGATGATGATGTTGTTTGGTAATTGTTCTTCATAGAGCAACTACTGTAACAATATCGCATAGGTTATGTGTTTAAACAATCTTGAAAGTCTATTAAAGCCAAACACGTCAATGACTATAGTTTGATTAGTCATTAACTAAGCAAGTAAATAATACTAAGAATAGGAGTATTGAAGAACGATAAGAATATTGACGAATATTGACGAATATTATGGCACTCGTTAAAGATTACTTTAAAAAACACGAACATTGGACGAAAGAATACGGTGAAAACACAGTCGTATTGATGCAAGTAGGCGCATTTTATGAAATATATGGAAAACGCACTAGCGAAAAGGCGGATATGACAGGAAGTAGAATTGTAGACGTTTGCGCATTCTGCGATTTAAATATAACTAATAAGAACCCACCAAGTAAAAGCGGAGCAAATGGAGTTTCAGATAGTTCCAATAGTCCCAAGGAACTCGTTTTTATGGCCGGCTTTCGCGATTACCAACTTGATAAGTATTTGCGAAAGATATGTGATATGAATTGGACAGCAGTGGTATATAATCAGGATGAAAATACAAGCAATACTACCCGGAGTCTAACTGGAGTGTATACCAAAGGTACTTACTTCGATAGCGAATCACAGAGCATAAGCAATACTGTTATGGTAATGTATGTTAATCTGTGTAATGCAAGCAAGGTTTTGCGACAAAAAAGCAAGATTATCATTGGAATTGCAATTGTTGATATATTCACTGGTCAATGTAGTATTCAAGAGTTTATAACAGATACGAAATTGATTCCATCATCATTTGACGAGATTGAACGAATTGTGAGTGTGCACAGGCCAAACGAAAGCATTTTGATTGGGAATATGGATATAGAATCATTGCGCAGTATATCCTGTTTTGTTGGGTTGAATGAAGAAACAGTGCGGATTGTTGATATGGCAGATAAAAAGGCAGAAGTTGCTGAGCGTGCCAGAAAGAGTGAGAAACAACAATATCAATACGCAACATTATTGAAGTTCTATGAGAATAATGAAGTTGACGCTATGTTTTATGATATGGCAGAAACGAGTTACGCATTACAAGCATATGTATTTCTCTTAGATTACATTAGTTTACATAATCCAGATCTAACGTCTCGTCTGCGATCTCCAAAACTACATAGTTCAACTAGAACACTCACACTGGCGAATCATTCCCTCAAACAGCTCAATATGATTACGGACGGCAGAAGCGATAATACCAAACTATCTTGTATTACCTCTCTGTTGAATGTTTGCAAAACTGCAATGGGTAAAAGAGGCTTCAAGGGTATCCTTCTAAATCCAATTACAGACGAACATGAGTTACAAAGTTATTATGATATGACAGAGTATTGGCTAGAAACCAATGTATGGACAGATATTCGCAATATGCTCTCTAATATTAATGACCTTGAGAAGAAAACAAGAGTCATTCTGACCAAGAAGTTTACACCTCGTGATTTTGCAATTGTTCATAATAGTTTGACCGCATCATTACAAATTATTAATCGTTTGAACATCAGTGACACTTGTATTACTACTGCACAAAATAATCAAGATATCCAAGTATTTAATCATACTATGGAATATTTGACTCGTGGAAGCAGTTTGGAAACATTAACAACGCAGATTCGTGACATCCTTTCATTTATAGAGAAACACATTATTGTAGAAGAAGCAAAGTTTATTGAATCTAACTCGTTTGGGTCTTATGCTACAGATGTTAGTAACAAAGGTTCGTCATTTATTCAATATGGTGTGTATGAAGACTTAGATGCAGCTTGCTCGGGAGGCCTTGTTTGGCAAGCAAAAGCCAGCAGCTTGATGAATTGGTTACAATCACTTATTGATAGAAGTAATAGCAAGAAAGCAGCAAAACTCCAAATCAAATTACACGAAACAGCATCTAATGCGCCGACTATTCAGATGACCAAGATACGTGGACAAGCTCTTAAACTAGAACTTGAGAAAATGAAAGGTGTTAATGAAAGACTAAATAGCAAGATGAAAACACATGCGAAAACACAGGCAAAGAGTGTAACTAAAAAAGTTGAGAATGAACTGATGCCAGAAACAAATAATAGTTCGTATGATGCAAATGATGTATTTTTGTCATATATCCACCCAGTCACTGAGAAAGAAGAGAAATTTACTGTTAATATTGGTCACATACATGTTCAACCAGCAACTTCCAAAAGCGAAGATATGGTAACCGGAGGATATATCACAGAAATTCTCAGCGGAATTCAAAATAGCAAGAATGGCCTGTTGAACATATTAGTAAAGCGATATACTGAACTTTGTAATCAATTTCAAGAATACAATGATGCCATATTAGACGTAGCTTCTTTCTTAGAGCGCGTTGATTCACTACAAGCTCGTTGCTACCTAGCAAATCGTTATGGTTACTGTAAGCCAACGATTGACAAACGGGAACACTCTTTTGTCTCGGCCAAAGATTTACGACATCCATTAATAGAAGAGATACAGACTCGTGAGACATATGTGACAAATGATTTGGAGCTTGGTTGTGGTGATACTAATGGTATTTTGTTATATGGAACGAATGCTGTTGGCAAAACCAGTCTTATCAAAGCATTAGGTATTTCTGTTATTATGGCACAAGCGGGTTTATATGTTCCTTGTTCAGAATTCCGTTATAGCCCATATCACTCTATTTTCACGCGGATTCTCGGAATTGATGATATCCATAGGGGATTATCTACATTTGCGGTCGAAATGATGGAACTACGCACAATATTGTGTATGGCGAATAAAAATAGTCTAATCCTTGGTGATGAACTATGTAGCGGAACAGAAAGCAACTCAGCGTTGAGTATATTTACAAGCGGTTTGGAAGATCTCCATAACAGAGACATATGTTTCATTTTTGCAACACATTTCCACGAGATTGTAGATTATGATGAAATCAAGTGTTTGGATAAGTTAGCGATGAAGCATATGTCTGTAATTTATAACAAAGAAACTGGTGAACTCATATATGACCGTAAACTGAAAGACGGTCCAGGTGAAGGATTATATGGTCTGGAAGTCTGTAAAGCTTTGGATTTGCCACGTGCTTTCTTAGAACGTGCACATGAAATTAGAATTAAATATGACCAAAAAAGGCAACCTACTCTATCTCATAGTGGTTCGCATTTTAATCAAAAGAAAGTGCGCGGTAATTGTGAAATGTGTGGAAAGAAAGGTACAGAAGTCCACCACTTGCAACATCAGAAGAATGCAAATAGTAATGGTAGATTCAAGAATGGATTACATAAAAACCATCCTGCAAATTTAATGAACATCTGCGAGGATTGCCATAATAGCATTCACGATGAACAGAAGCAACATCGCAAGGTGAAAACAACAAATGGTTATAAATTAATGGAGCTAGAAACAGATAATGAACATACAAATCTTGTGATTTCGTAACACGAATTAATATCGTATTTCATAATGACAATTACTGAAATAATAAGATAATAATATAGTATAATCAGTATGAATGGAGGAGGAGGTGCTATACTAAGTTTAGTCGCCCTGTTAGCGACGCTAGTTATTGCATATTATAGTGATGTTTGGTTTGGCAAAGAAGTAAGACGTTGGTTAGGTAAAGAAGCTGTTAGTATTGTTATGGTTTCACTGGTTATGTTTGGCATTGTGCTGCTTATTAAGCGTTTCGATATTGATATGGATGTTAATAAAACAAATGGTCAACCAGTTCGTGTTGTTACAGTAGAGGGGCTAGATAATCTTTCTACAAATGCGACTATGGATAACGATACGAATATGGATATGAAAAACGATGGTTCTGAGAGTTTTTGTGACAAATATAAAAGCCAACCTAGCGAATTAGATACAAAATGTAGTGGTTTAACTGAGAAAAGTTGTGATGCTACTAGTTGTTGCGTATTCATAAATGGCGAACGTTGTGTTGCTGGAAACAAGAATGGTCCTATGTTTAGGACATCAGCTGAAACAAATGAAAATATTGATATTAAACATTACAAACACAAAGGAGTGTGCTTTGGTGATTGTCCAAGTAAGTAACCGGTAGTGTCTTTTTTCAGTCAATTACCAGAAAATTGATATATGAAATCTATGTAGATATTATATATCCTCATAAGTAAGAGTAAGAATGATCATCCCGATTAAGTGTTTCACGTGTGGCAAGGTACTTGCTAATAAGTATGAATACTACCTTCGAGAAGTGCGAAAAGCCAAACTTGCGAAAGGAATGGAGACTGATGCAGTTGTCTATTTAACAAAAGAATCTGCTATTGAAAAAACACCAGAAGGCAAGATTATGGATGAAATTGGTTTAGTTCGTCAGTGTTGTAGAAGACATATGCTTACACATGTTGATATTGAATAGTTCAGTTCGTATAAAGTTCATCCCCAAACCTTATTGACTAATAAAAATCTATTGAATATCTATAATGCCTATGCGAGGAGAGAAAAAACACGTTAAGCAGACGGCCAAGAGACGACGATACCGTGGAGGTTATGGACCAGGTGCGGGTCCGGTAGGTTATCCTTGGTCTAGTAAACCAGAAAATTGGCCAGGTGTATTGGCTGCTAACGGAGCTGATACCGAAGGCGCAACTATGTCTAATTTTTATCCACTAAGCAAATATGGTATTGCTGTTGGTGGTGTTGACCCCGCTGTGCCAGAAGTTCAATTCGGAGGAAAGCGAAAGGTGCGAAAAGCTAAGAAAAGCTCTAAGAAATCCATTAATGCTAAGGCTAAGGCTAATGCTAAGGCATCTTCTAAGACTGCAAAAAAACAGCATCGTAAACGTGGAGGTAAGAAGAGCCAACATAATAGAGCCAAACGGCATATGAGAGGTGGTTTCCTTCCACAAGAATAATTGAATTTTGGTAGGAATGTTAAATACGGCATACACGGAGTTATTAATGATTTTATGGGTTACAAGCCACCAGTCAATCCATCACCTCTCGATCAGCCTATCAATGGGAACTATAAGGTTATAGAACCAGTGCCAATTAACTTAGGTAAGAGTTATAGACTCGCTGGTGCTACTGTTGCAGAGATTTAAAAAAAATATATCTTAAGGATATAAATGTTTGAGAAACTCCTGGCCAACATTTGCCCAGCAGCTCATCTGTATTGGATTGTCGCTTTGATGACCATTGTATATGGTGTTATCGTTGGATTCCCAAGATTCTTTGTGTCCCCATTTGCAAGCATTATTAGCCTGTTATGGAGCATCTTTTGGGTTTACATCATCACCGCTGGTCTTAAGAAGGTCTGTGAGGATGGATATGAGGGATTCGCATATGTATTGTCAGTCTTGTTTTTGGTGTGGTGGTTCAACACAGGTATGCAGCACCCTGTCCGCATTAACTAATTATAATAGAAACGTTATACTTTCTACATCTATAACGTTTTCCACATCATCTGGCTGTTGACTATGTAACTATACGACTAACAGACTTATTTATATAGTCATATGTTTGACTTTGTTTATGGTGTGTATTGTTAAGTAGAATATAAACATAAAATATGACAATTGTATATATACTCAAATGACCGAGATACAGGAACAAGAACTTCCGTGGTCTGTAATTGATACTTATTTTAAAGATAATCCTAATGCTCTTGTTCAACATCATTTGAACTCATTTAATGATTTTTTTGAGAATGGTTTGGTAAATATCATAAAAGAGAAAAACCCTATTCGCATTATGAAGCAACAAGATGAAACCACGAAAGAGTTTCGATTGCGGGCTGATTTATATATTGGTGGCAAGAAAGGAGACAAGATTTACTATGGCAAACCAGTAATTTATGATGACGAACGTGCACATTTCATGTATCCGAACGATGCTAGATTGCGAAATATGACTTATGGTGTTACTGTCCACTACGAGATAGATATTGATTATTTTGTAACAGATGAAAAGGGAAATGTAACAGAGACGCAAACAACTTTACCAAACAAAATCCTACTAGGAAGATTCCCAATTATGTTGATGTCAAACTTATGTATTCTATCTGGTATGGAACCACATGTGCGTTTTAATATGGGTGAATGTAGAAATGATCGCGGAGGATATTTCATTATTGATGGTAAAGAGAAACTAATTGTTCCACAAGAGAAGTTTGCTGATAATATGCTTTATGTACGAGCGAAAGGGAACGACTTGTATAGTCATAGCGCTGAAATACGTTCGGTATCAGAAGACGCAAGCAAACCCGTAAGAACAGTTGGTGTGAGAATTGTTGCGCCAACCGCAAAATACTCTAATAATCAAATTGTAGTCACTGTGCCAAATGTGAGAAAACCTGTTCCTCTTTTTATTTTAATGCGTGCACTAGGTGTAGAGGCTGATTTGGATATTATCCGTTATTGTCTTCTGGACTTGGATAAATATGATAGTTATATTGACTTATTCATACCATCTATTCACGACGCGAGTAAATTGTTTTCACAAGATGTATGCTTGAAGTACATTGCCACATTAACGAAAGGTAAGACAATCCCACATGTTCTTGATATTTTGATGAACTACTTTTTACCACATATTGGCGAATTAAACTTTCAAGAAAAAGCATACTTTGTTGGCTATATGGTTAGAGAGCTACTTATGGTCTTCACTGGCGACAAGAAACCAACTGACCGCGATAGTTTCCGTTTCAAACGTATTGAATTACCAGGTGGTCTTTTGTATGAGTTGTTTAAAGAATATTACAGTTTACAACAGAAACACATATTCCAAATGATTGACAAGGAATTCCATTATCATCAAGGAACTTACACGGCAAACTGGTATTCATTAATAGAAGGCAATTATAAAGAATACTTAGCAGAACGAATTGTCGAAACTGGTTTTAAAAAGGCTTTTAAAGGGAATTGGGGAGCTCAGGAACATACCAAACGTCCGGGAGTTGTTCAAGACGTCAAACGACTTAGCTTCAATGACTTTATTTCTCATCTGAGAAAGATTAATTTGCCGTTAGATTCAAGTGCAAAGGTCGTGGCTCCCCGTGTCCTTCATTCATCACAGTGGGGCATTATTGACCCTCTTGATACACCAGATGGCGGTAATATTGGTCTTCATAAACATATGGCAATTGCGGCTCAGATATCAAGCGGATGTTCAAGCAACTCGATAACAGCATGGTTGCCAAACAATATCAATCTACAGCGTCTTGAAGAGTGCTCTACTGAGTATTTGGCATCTACTACTAAGGTATTTGTTAATGGTAAATGGGTTGGTAATACCCCTGAGCCTAAGAAGGCAGAAGAAAAGATGAGAAGCTATCGTCGTTTGGGACTTATTCCACCTCAAACCAGTGTTCATTGGCATATTGAAACCGATTCCATATACATTTACACAGATGCTGGTAGAATGTTTAGACCCATATTTTATGTAGATGAAAAGACAGGATTGCCTAGTTATAAAAGAGATGGAGTGTTTGAAAAGATGGTGACAGGTAAGGTAAGCTGGGAGGAACTTATGACCGGGTTTGGCAAAAAGAGTGACAAAGGCTTCAAATTTGATGGATGTAAAGTCTATAATGATGTATCAGAACTATATGGAGTAGATGATATTGCCAAACTATCAACCGTAATGGCACCAATTGAATATATTGATACCGCAGAGGAAGAGACTGCTTTGATTGCAATGACACCAAAAGAACTCCAAGAGAAGAATGGTTCTACTGGATACACTCATTTGGAAATTCACCCAAGTTTGAT